TTTCGTAGTAGCCCGCCCGGTCGCCCGCCTTGATCTCTTCATTGGCGATCGCGACATTGCCAGCCCCGGCAAAGTCGCTGTCGAGCGGAACCCACTCGGTGTTGGTGTTGCCGGTGAACTCCAGCAGTTCGCCGCGCTTGATCGCCTGGCTAGTGCCGTTGGTGAACTTGCCGAGCATAATGAGCGGTTCAGTGTGCCCGTTCAGGCTGCCGACCCATCGGACATGATTCGTTGCCATCTGTGATTTCTCCTATCTGTTGCACTGTCCGATTAGCCGCAAAGCGACCGGATCAGCACGTCGTCACTCACGTCTTTGATCGTTTCCTTGTTCGCCTTGTCGGTCGTTGGCGGCAGAGGCTCCGGCGTACCGGCCGGGGTTTGGCGCTTTGCCGATTCCTCAAGCATCCGCTTGCGCGCGTCGGGAATGCTCAACCCCTCAAGTACGCACTGATCTGCGATCGCCTCCATCCCGCGCGGCGCAATCGCACGGATCTCCGCAGCTCGCGTCGCGAATTCCGGCTCCGGCGCGACACGCGCCTCGGCCTTCGGCGCTTCGGCCGGTTGCCGCTGCTCGGTGGCGGGCTCGGTCGATTGCTCAACTTTCGTTTCATCTTCCATGGTCTTTTTCTCCTTGTTCTGAGAATCCGTTAGGGCGCGCTTGAGCCCGCGCACCTCGTTCAGCAATTCCTCATGCGCCGCGCCGAACTGGGCACGGCGCAATGCGTCCTGATCTGCCGGGACAGGCACAACACTGATTTCGTAGAGTTCCCACTTGCGAACGATGCGGGCCGGGCCTTCGATTCGGTTCTGCCCGTTGCCGTCCGATTCGCCGTCTTCAAGCCTCTTCACATCGAGCGGGATGAATCCGACGCTGAGCGACCGCACAAAATCCTCGGACACGAGTTGCCACGCCTCTTCAGCGCGCGTCGTGCTCGCAAAGGTCACTTCCGCGACCAGCTCACGGTTTTTGATTGAGACCTTGGCGCGACCGATCACGGCCCCGGTCTCAAAATAGCTGTGTGCGTCCAGGATGACGGGGTTCTTTCTGTAGCGCGTCAGATCGGCCCCGGTCATACGCAGATATTCGCGACCCCCATAAGTCTCGACGCCGTTCTCCGTCGCGGCCGCGAACGTTGCGGTTCGTGACTCCTTGTCGATGGCGCGAACCGTCACGTCGCCGAAGAAACCTCGCGTAACGACCGCCTCTTCTGCCGTGCTCATGTCACAACCTTTCCACTCAGGCGCGAAAGAGAGAGCCCGTATCCATTCAGCCGCTGCCCCGTACCGTTCTTTCCGCCCGTCTCGTCTTCGTCGTCTTCGGGCGGCGGATCGTCGCTTGTGGCCCCACCCGGATAGGGCAGTCCGGCCGCTTCGTATGCGGCTTTCTCGATTGCCCGCTGCTGCAGCAACTCTTCCCAGTCCTCGCCCTGTGCGGCGCACACGTCGCGCAGCGTCGTTAATCCAATCTCCAGTCCGATCTTTGTTGCCTGCGCCTCTTTCACCGGGTCAATCCACTTCCAGCCGTTCGGTATCCACTGGACCATGCCAAGCTCGGCATCGTTCACGCCGGCGAGCCGCGAGTCGCCGCGCAGGCGAGCGTCTTCCATCACGGCCGACCATTCCCACTTCAGGCAGCGTTCAATGAACATGGCCTGAAACGCCACGTAGGTCTGGCGCGATTCGAGAAGATCGGTCCGCGCGCTTGAATACGTGCTGTCCGAAAAGTCTTTCAGCACAACCTGCCAGGACACGCCGAGCGCCGCGCCGATCCGCCGGCACAGCATGACGATGAACGGCGCAAGCTCCGGCGTCGGGAAGTTCGGAACGAGCGTTTGCACTTGCTCTTCCGGGTACGTGCGGAAGATCATTCCGGGCTCGATCGCCTGATCGAGTTGGTAGCCGTAGGTCTTGGCTGTCGCCTGCAACAGGTCGGGGATTTCGCCGTGTGGACTCTGGATGAACACAGCGAGACACGCCGCGATCTGTACGCGCTTGAGCGACGCGAGCAGCAGCAGGTCCAGATCGTGCAAGTCCTGCAAGATGGCGTGAAAGATGGGAACGCCGCGCGATTGGCCGGGACGCTCTGTCAGCTTGATATGGCGGACAACCGCGGCGTCCCAGCGGTCATAGTCGATGCTAATCTTGCCTGATGCCGGGATGATGTCGCTAGGGTGCTTGCGGTAAAGCCAGTAGGCGACCGGAACGCCAGCCGCGTCTTTCTCCACTCCGTTGCGGATCTCGCCGCTGCCGATCTGTGCCGCTTGGCCGTGCGGAGTCGCAAGCCGATCCGCCTCGACAACCTCGAACCATAGCGGTTCGGCGGCATCGCGTCGGACATGCTTCAGCAGGACTTCCCCATCCTCAAGCAGCTTGCCGAACACGAGCCGTTGATGTTCGCCGTGCGTTAAACCGTTCGCGAGATCGAGACGATCTTTGCGATCTGTCCAAACCTCTTCAAGCCGCGCGTTTCTCTTTTTGTCTATAGTCTGCGCGCCGCCCTCTTGAATGCGTATCCGCGCTTGTGGACGCAGGCCAGTCCCGACCACGTTGTTGACAAACGTATTGATGAGCCCGCCACCGATCGGATCGTCACGCCGCAACGTGCGGGCACGCTCCCGCAACGCTGGCAGATCAGACAGGATGTGAGCATCGGCTGATCCGCCGCTGCCAAGCCACGGCGTCTGATTGCCGTCGCTCCGGGCCGATCGGTAGCCGCAGGTCCGCATCACGGCCAGGACGGTTTCGCGATACTCCACGTCCTCGGCCATGCGGTTCAGGTGGGCACGTACAACGGCACGGCGCGGATTAACGACGCCGACCGCCCAGTTCACCGCATCATTAATGGACCGCTGCCATCGCCTCATGTGTGCCTCGTCTGAGTTGTGACGAATCGCCCGCACGATGCCCTGCGGGAGGCCGACACTTCCGCCGCGTCAATGGCCACCTTCATGTCGGCGAGCGTTTCTCGCCGTTGCATGCGCGTACCCTGAGCCTCGACCTCAAGCTCCAGGCCACCATTGATCACAGTCGCCACGGCGTACTTGTTGTCGGCCGCCGCCCAGTCATGCGCGATGATGGCGTCGGCGCATTCGGCACAGGCAGCTTGGAAACTGCTGACAGAAATGGTTGTCGCCATGCCAGTTAAATGGCACAGCGTTCAGGGGTGAACAAGCAAAGTTGCTGCAGGATGCAGCAATATCGTTGCAGATTGCAGGTTGTCGCGTAGACCTATGCCGACCAAACATGCTCGGCGTAGTTCTCGCATGATGCCCTGACTTCGGGCCAATCGTCGGGAGCAACATAGGCAACGCGACCGATGCCTGGACGATTCCCCATGCGCACCGGGAAGCCGCGCCGGCGTAGGTCTTTGATCGCGTTCACTACCGGCCCCTGGCCCGCCGTTTTCAAATCACTGGCAACGTCATGCAAGACAACCTCACCAGGCACAGGCGGCACAAACGTCAAGACTTCCATCGAGAAATCGAACCCCGAATGCGTTGTGTTCATATCAATCATGATTCCACCTCAACGATATCCACGGGCAATGACCAGCGATGCCCACAGGACTTGCAACGGAAATAGGAACGATCGCCACGCGCACTGGATGTACAGCAGGTGGCCTGCCCGCCATCATCCAGCAATAGGCGTCGGCACTTCGGGCATGGATTCCGCCTCGCCCGCAGTTTGACGTAGTGGTCCGGCAGCGGGTCATCCTCTGGCCAGAATCGCCGGTCGCGAATCGGAGGAACGGCGTACTGTATGGGGGGCACCTGCGCGACGGGACGCGCCGCCCACTGTCTGTTCTTACGGCTCATTCGTCACCTACCAATCCTCCAGCGGGGGGCACTACCGGCTTCACGGGGTGGCGACGCCACCACCTCGGGAGTCGGCGGCGCTGCGCCCTGTTCCTGAATTGACAACTTTGCCTTGACCGCCAACGCGGCGGCCAGTTGCAACGCCATCGCGTCTAGCAAGTGATTCGCGTGGCTCGTTTTGTTCCATCGCCCCTTGTCGGCGTCCCATTCCTCAGCACATAGATGCCGCGCAAACGTATCGCGCAGATAGTCCGGCATGTCGTCGGGCATCACGAACGATCCGGGCTGATCCGTAGGAATGGCGAGTAGGTCGCGAAGGTACAGTTTCGCGCGGTTCGTGTTGGATTCCCAATAACGCCGCCTCGTCTTCGCCTCCAGTGTCGAGCCATGAAGGCCCGGCCAGACCGGGACGCGACCGGATGCCTTGCATTGGCTGCCCTCGACTGGCAGCCACGTCCCGGCACGCCGTCCCCCGTTGAATCTCGCACACGAGGTCTGAATTGTCTCACGGAGAAACCCGCAGTCTATCAAGGCGATATGGCTGACGGCCTGCCCCACCAGTTCGCCCGCATCGTTGATGATCGGCCAGCCCTCGGCGGCCTTCGTCCATAACTTCTCAAGCGCCATCGCGACGCGCGACTTCCACGCATTGAGCTTCTCGCGCTTCGTCGTAAACTCGCGGGGGTCTTGCTTCTGCCCGAACCGGCCAGCCTCAACGAGATAACTGGAGCCCGTCGCCAGATGCCACGCGATGACGGTGTACCAGATATAGCCCGCCTGTACGTCCGCCGTCACGGCAATCGCACCGGCCTTGTTGTGGACGCCGGCCGCCTCGGGCACGGTTGCCCACCGATGCGAATCGACACGATGCCGCACGATGTCTTCGGGGTGGAGCGCATCCTCGTCCAGTTGTGATTGCTCGAATGGGACAACAAGGGTGTTCTGTTGAAAGTCCATCAGCTTGTCCGGGTTCCCCTTCCGGCTGATCCATTCCGCCGCATGTTCGCCCCACGTCCGCCCCCACGGCCAGTACAGCGCATTGCACCAGAAGCCAGCCGCGTTCGTCGCCCGCGCCGTGTCGGGATAGATGTCCGCCTTCGCTGGATCAATCCTCACGCCGCCCTCTGGTGGGCGACGCACCCAATCCTCGCCCGGCGGCATCGAGACCCACAGCACGCCTCGGCGCTTGCCGCGTCGAGCGGGCCGGGCAAGCATCGCCGGCAACTCGTCAAACGTGATGTGATGGTCACAGGCGACACAGCGCATCCAGGTATCGGCGACGGCGGCGGATGGGTCGTCGTGGTCGAATTGCATCCGCGAGAACTCAAGCAACTGGTACGCACCGCACCCCAGACAGGCAACGAACGGACAGAAGAAAGCCGAGCCGAGCATCGACCGCCACAGCCAATCCTCAACGGTCCCCGCCGTGCCGGCATATACGAGGATGCAAGAGTCCGTTGGGTAGGCCCCCGTGCGCGTTGCCGCGTAGTCGGCCGGATGGCCGAAACCCGGCAGGGTGCCGTATGCCTGTACGTCGTCACAGACGATGATCGGGGCCGTCTTGCCCGAGAGGTTGCCCACTGATTCACTGCCGACCACGTGCATCACCGCGCCGTTCGTAAACTCGCGGCGTAGTCGGTTCCCGCCCTGGTCGGGGTTCTCATAGATCAGGCCGGCAAGCTCAGCATCGGCCTCTATCGCCCTGCGGAACTTGTCCTTGTACTGCGCATTTGCCAAGTCGGCGTTCCCGGCCACATAGATCACGGGCACACGCCGATGCCCGATTCCGTACAGCAGCGACGGAGTAGCCGCACACATGGTCTTGCCGAACGCCTGCGGGGCGGTCAACAGGATCGTCTTTGACCAGCGAGGATCTTCAATGGATCGGATAACGTCAGTCTGAGGCGGGAAGGTCTCGGGCGACCAGGCAACCGGCCGCGATGATCGCCCCAGCATCGGGCCTTCCGTCACCCAGATATGCGCGGACGCCCACTCGACGAGCGACAGGTCGGGCCGCGGGCGCAGGATGTCTAGCAGGTCGTCAGCGAGGTCGGGCATCTCCAGCGTCGCCGTCATCGCCTCACCGCCTTCTCCCGGACGCGCCGGAAGTAGTCATCGACGACCTTCCTTGCTGCTGACGGCGACTTGCCGGCCAGCTTACTCGCCAGTTCCGAGCCGGCCCGCTCGAATATGCTGACGGCCCAACGCATCAATTCGGCCTCACGTGCCCTTGCCTCGGCAGCCTCGACCAGTTCCCCGCCACGTTCCCGGCTCGCCTGTTCGGCCAGGTTAGCCTTTGCGATCGCCAGTCTGCGTTTCGCCTCCTCTGTCGTCTCCCCATCCTCAGCACCAGGGTTCGGGCACCCGCCCAACCGCCACGCAATGACGGCCCGGATGTCCCAGCCGTGCGGAGTGCGGGGCGGCATTCCGCGGTGTAGCCACTTAGTCCAGGTCGCCGCGTCAACGCCAAACAGCCAGGCGGCCCGGGCGCGGCTCGTCACGTACACCGTGTCATGGTTGCCGCCGGTCACCGCTCATGGGCCTCCAGTAGCGGCCAGACGGGCCGGTCTGACGGTCTGGCGTCCGCAAATCCAATCTGTGCGCGCAAAAAAGCCCCTCGATTGTCGGGCCTCCGGCCC